ATAAATATCTTGTATAGCTTTAGCGTTAGCTGCTATTTGTTGTTCGTATGCTCCCATATTTATGATTTTATAAATCCATTACCTGATTTTATTAATGAAGGAATATTAAATGAAACGTAATCTTCATCAACACCAACTTGACCTTGTCTATTGTTATTGTAACTAATATTTGTTTTAATCATTTTAGCTTCTAAATCATGTAAATTACTATTTTCAATAGGAGTATGTGTTAATTCTAATTTAACATAACCACAACCGTTTATAAAAACATTTTTACAAGATAATGCTATACATAATGTTCTCATTCTTTCAGTTGTTAAATCAGTAAACAAAAAACTATTAACTTCTCTAATACTTGAATTATTTAAAGAAACAGTTAAATCTCCTCTACTTATTTCTGATTCATCTTCTATACCTCCAATAACATTTGAATATAAAACTCTTATAAAATGTTCTAATCCATATTTATAAAATATATCTCTATTATTTTCATTGTAATATCTTACATGTAAAGTTTCTTCGTGTTTTTGTTTTAAATATATATTTTCACTAAGATGATAAATTGTTCCATTAACATCGTCTGAATTAGTCAACAACACGTCCACCAAACCAACTTCAAAATCCGCGAAATCTATTTCAAATTCATAAACTTCATATGGTAATAAATCATATATAGATTCTACTATAGTAGAAACAGGTATTCCTTCATAATTGTAATTTATTATTATTGATTTTTTACCTATATTATAATCATATAAAACATCAACTATTTCAAAATAACCTAAAGTTTCTATACCTATATACTGACCTATTATAGCAAAATCAGGTAAATTACCTGATAAATCATAATCTCCAATTTCAAGTCCAATATCATTATATGTTTTACCGCTTTCAAAATATATACCTAATAAACCTGTATCATATTTATAATAAAAAGCATCCATACTTTCATATCTATTTAAATTTGATGTTTTTTTATTTAATATTAAATTTAATTCAGTTAAATCTTCTTTTCTTAATACAACTGTTATATTTGAATAATTTGATTTAAATTGTATTTTTGGTTTATCACCTATATTATAAAATATCGGTTCACAATATTTTATATCTGATAAAGATTGAAAAGATAAAGTATTTTCATCGTTTTTAAATATATCAATATTATCCCAATCAACTTGTTCTGAAAAATTTATACCGTTTGCTTTAGATAAAAAGAAAAATGGTTTTCTAGTTCCAAAAGCATCAACAGTATAATCTACTTGTTTTTTACAACCATATTGGTCTCTAACATATACAGTATAATCACCTTCTAATTGTCCAGTAAATGTATTTTCATCCTGCCAATTTATATCATCTAAAGAATATTGAAATGTTAAATTACTTATAGCATTAGAATAAACTATGGAATCAACATTAACGGTAACTGTTGCACCACCTGTTAATTTATTTTTTATTTTAACATTTATATTCAATACAGAAAATGAAGCAAATATTAAACTTCCAAAAGCAGGATAAATTAAAATAGCTCCATCATCATTTTCTAATTTTAAACTATTTATTATACCTCTTTTTAAATCTATAAAATAAGGATTAGATAAATTATTATTTTCTATTATAACATTATTTAATGTTATTTTTTTTGCTACTATATTTGTTGTTAAAGTTAATCTTACATCATCACATGCATTTACTGCTTGAGAAGTTTCTATATCTATTATAGTAATAGGTGATATATCTGTATTTATTATTTCATAACTTATTAATCCAGGTGTAAAATTTACATTTTCAAATTCATATGTTTCATCTATAGCCTCTATTTGTAATATTGCGTCATTTAAAAATCCTTTATTAAAAGGAGCTGTTGAATAATCTAAAGATAAAGAATTAAAATAATTAAATCCTGATGCTTCTCCAGCTAAAATAGTTGGCGGATTAGGTACAACTACTGTATAAGATTTAATTCTTGGATCAGGATTTTTAAAAGTTTCTAAATAACTTACAGTTGAACCTGTACTTATTTTTTTTATATCAAAAGATATATATTCACTAGCAACGGCGTCTCTTAAGAATGTTATTATTAATTTTGATTTAGCCATTATATTGTTTTTATTAAATTTTCATTAGTTTTTTGAAATTTAAATTTACCTGATTTTCTTTCTAATTCAAGAAAATAACCTCTTTCAATTTCTTCTTTTTCATTTATAAATTCAATTGGAAAATATAAATTTGGAACATCTTCATAAACACCATTTATTAAAACTTTTGTTGAACCTTTTATTAATCTCATTAATGAGTCATCTATATCATGTTCACCTTCTATTATTTCAGGTTCAAATTTAGAACGAGGTAAATCATTAACTAATATATTACTATTTTCTTTATAAGATTTAGTTTCATTAATAAATAACATTGATAAATTTCTATTAGAAATAGAATTAGCATACATTATAAATTTATCAAAATAAGGTTCTAATCCAGATTTTAATATTAATCCATGTCTTAACAACATTCTTAATGGCGTAAATAACATACCTTTAAAATCTTCAGGTGAATTTATACCTGTTGGTAATTCTTGTAATCTATCTGACCAAATTTTTTGTGTATAACCACCTAATGTTCTTTTTAAATCTAAAAACCAATTATGTTCATCTTCAGCGGTATCATCCTCTGGAAAAAGAAGTTGGGGTTTGCGGCGAGTTAATTCTAAACCTGTGTCGTCTCCTCTTATTTTAGATACTCTTCTATATTTTAAAGTTGATTTTCTAATTGGGGTTACAGTTTCTGTTCTAACATTAGGTTCATCTAAACCTACTTCATTATTATAATTTCCACCTTGTTCAAAACCAAATTCTGCACCACTAAAAAATAATTCTTTATCTACTGTTCTAACTACATTACTTAATTGATTAGGTAATTTAATTATTGGTCTATCTCTATAAAAATAACTAAGTTCTTCAAATCTAATTATTTTTTGTAAATTATTTGTTTCAATAGTTACACCTATATTAAAAACAGCTTGAACAGATATTATAATATCTTTTAATGATATTTGTAAAGATTTATATTTTTCAGAAGCTGGATCAAATGCTCTTGCCCAAAAACCAGATATTAAACCTATTAAACTGCCTTCACCATCTTGTGAATAACCTAATTCAGTTCTACCAAAATAGTTTGATTTAAACAAACCTTTTTTACCAGTCATTATATACATTAATCTTTCAACACAATCATGAACAAATGTACAACTTAAGCTTGGTGAATTTTCATAGAATTCATAAAAATTAATTTTTATATTTTGTTTTTTAAATCTAGCATCAGCTCCTAAAAAAATACCAACAGCACTAGATGATTTATGACACAACATTATCCCTTGATTATATTGTAAAGTATATTCTTTATAACCATTAAATTTTATTTGATGTAATTGTTGATCTCCAGGTATATCTGATGAATTTAATTCATCTAATAATATTTCATCATAAGATAATCCATTCCATTCTAATATTCTAAAATATGATTTTATATTACAATCATCAAAACTACCAGCTAAAAATTCAACATCATAATTTATTTTTAAATTAGCAGTTTCACCTTCGGTTACAGAATGAACAAAAAACATTTTAGAAGCGTCATCTCCATCCCAAAGTATATCAACAGAAGAATGTCTTGAGCTACCCTCTGATACTAACAATGTAACAGCTGTAGTAAATAAATTTTCTCTTATTACTGTACCTTGATATTTTATACCTCCTAATTCTACTGTTTGAAAATCTAAATTTAATTTGCTTTCTCCAACGCCAGCTATTGTTCTACCTGTTAACTGTACTTTAAATAATTCTAAAGCATCTAAATTTTCGTTATCTATAGATAATAATCTTTCTATTTCAAAAGTATCTGTTTCATGTGATTTAATTATTTCTTCTAATTCATTTGAATTAAATCTAATTTTTAAACCGTTATTTTCTTCTTTTTTAGTTTTAAAATCAGCTAATAAAGAATACTCTTCTACAAATTTAACTTCATCATTAGAATCATCTAATTTTCTTTTTATTAAATATAAATTAGTATTTATACCTCCTGCTTTATAAGCGTTATTTATATAATCAATAGCATCATCAAAAAAAGTTAAGTCTTGAGTATATTCTGTAACTATACCATGGTATTCTTTATGCCTAGTTAATTTAATATCGTCTTCATTCCAACCTAAAGGTTCTGATTTTAATTTTAAAGAAAAATTAAATTCTGACTGTAAATAAAATTCAACATAATTATCATTTGTAGAATGTATATCGCTCATATTAATTCCATCTAGACATTTCTAAATCATAATTATCTTTAACAATAACTCTGTTTATAATGTTGTTATTTATTTTAGCTTTTTTAAATCCTTTATCAATAGAGTTTTCAACACCAAAAAATAAATCATCAAACTTATCTTTATTTATTTTATTATAATTAGTCATAGCTTTTATTCTATTTGATTTGCTAATCATTTCATCATAATTTTTATAAATAGTATCACCAGGTTGTAATCTAAGTATAGCGTTCTTTCTATCTGTTGTTAATATTTCACTGTTTCTTTCTAAATATTCTTGGTGTAAACCATCATTAATCATACCTGTATGTTCATGTTTAATTTTACCGCCTTCCTTATATTTAGGAATAGGAGCTGTTAAAACTGATGCTATCTGAGCAGCACCTAAAGCTGAAACAAAAGCAGTCATTAAACCAGCTGATATACCAAAATCAAATTTAGGAACTTGAGCCCATATACTCATTATAGCTTGAGCTGTAGATATTAATATATCTGATATAGCAAATGTTTTTCTAGCTTTAGCTGCTTTTTGTTCTTGTTTTAATCTTTTCTTTTCAAGCTCAGCTATTTTAATTTCTTTGTTTCTTCTTAAAACATCTTGCTGCGCTTCATCGCCTTCAGCTAAATCTATTAATGAATCGTATTTTTTTTCTTCTGCATCTATTTCTGCATTTATATTTTCAATTCTACGAGCAAAAACATTATCAATTATATCTCCTAAAGCATTGTTAAAATCAGAAGCTAAACCCAATACTTCATCCCAAAACTTTTTCCATTTATCTAAATCTTTTTCATCTGGACCCGGTATTATTTCTCTAGTTGATTCTAATTTATCTATAGCTTTTTGAACCTCTCTAACCCATTCTTCATCAGCGTTTTTACCAGCTATAGTAGCTTTTAATATTTCTATTTTTTTATCTATTATAGCATTAGCTGCTTCAATTGAAACTTCTTTTAATTCTTTTTCTAATTTCTTTTTATCTTCAATTGTTTTTTTACTTGCGTCAAATTCTTTTTTAGCAGCAATTATTCTTTTATTATAAATGTTTTCAACATCACTAACATTTACTTCTTCTAGTGATTTATTTATTTCTTCATTTATTTTTAAAGTACTTTCGTTTATTGAAGATAACTCATTTTGTAATTTTTGATATGCTATTTTAATTTTTTGATTTTTTTCTGCTTCAGAATCTAATACAAATTTATCGTATTTTTCTTTTGATAAAGAACCTTCTTTAACTGAGTTTTCTAACGACTCTAATTCTTTTTTTCTAGAAGCTTCTAAATCTCTTAAAACAATAGCATTTGAATTTTCCGCTATAGTTACTTGATTTTTATGATAATCATATAAAGCTTGTCTTCTTTGGTCAAAAGAACTTTTATTATCATCTATTATTCTTTTATTTAAATCAGCATTATTTTTTAAAATTTCATTTTGTAACTCTAAAGATAAATCAGCTATATCTCTTAATTGTCTTTGTTTTTTAGCTGTGTCACTATCATAATCTTCAATAGGTGTATCTATACTTTTTTCAACTAATTTTTTATACAAAGCCCATTTAGATGTTGATATAACTACGTTAGAAGTTGCTTTTTCAAATACTTCATTAAAATCTTCTTGATTTTTTATAGCGTCCCCAAAAAACTTAGTGTCACCAAAAACATATTCAAAATAAGGTTTTTGATTTTTAGCAAACTTCATAGGGTCTTGATTTTTTAATTCTTCTAACCTTAATATTTTGTTATTTAATTGTTCTCTTAATTTTAAGTCTTCATCGTATTCAAATTTAACAGCTTCTAAATTTTCAACAGCATATTCTTTTATTAATTTTTCTTTTTCTTCATTAAATAATTTTATATCAGTTAATGCTTTAGCGTATTGTTCTTCAGCTATTAATTTTGATTCTTTATTTGTTGAATTTTCTATAGCTAATTTAGCTTTATTAGCATTTTTTCTAAGTAATTCTTCTTGATTAAAAAATCCTTTTTGTAAACCAAGTGTTGTACTAAAACTTTTATTTAATTCACTAGTTAAAACATTTGTATAATCGCTTATTCTTTTTTGTAATTTTTGGTCATCAGTAGATAAAATTCTATCCCACCCAGTTATTGTTTTTTCTATTTGTTCTAAAAAGAAAGAAAAGAATTTTTTAATAACACTATCTCCTTCTGATATATTTTTAATAAATAATTGCCAAGCTGTTGTTAATCTATTTTGAGCAGCAACTAATGTTTCTATTCTATTAACGTTTTCTATATCATACGCTAATTCAACAGCTTTAGCAAATTTAGGTAAAACATCTGCTGAAAGAACTTCTCCTTTTTTCAACATCTCATCAAGCTTAGGTAAAGTAACACCTATAGCTGCTGCCATAATACCCATAGCTCCAGGTAATCTTTCACCAAGTTGACGTCTTAATTCTTCTGTTGTAACTTTACCTTTAGATAACATTTGTTCTAAAGCTAAATATATACCTTGAAGTTCGTCTGTTTTTAAACCAAGTACACCAGCAGCTTTTGTCATAGACCTGAATATATCTTCAGTATCTTTTAATGATAAACCTGATTGCTTAGCCGCGGCTAAAAACTTTATCCACCTATTTGTAGTTGAAACTAATTCAACACCGAATCTTTGTGTTAAATCAATTAAGAATCTTTGTGAATCCGCAGCATCAAATAAACTACCTGTTATTTTTTCTAATGCAAAATTAAGTGAATCAAATGTTTTTATTGTTTCAAATACACCAGCTATAATATTTATAAAAGCGCGTATACTAAATATTATACCAAAAGATGTTATTATGTTATTTAAACCATTATTTAAACCACTTAAACCTTTGCTTGAATTTTTTACTGTTTTATTATTATTATTAAGTGCTCTTGTTGATTTGTCTATGTTTTTAGCATTTTTGTCATTAGCATTAGCATTAGCATTTGTAGCTTGTGTATTACTATTTATAGCTGAATTATTTTTACGTATTATTGCCTCAAGATAATTCATTTTATTAGTTAGTAATCCTATTTTATTATTTAAATTACTAAACTTAGATTCTAATTTATCAAAATTATCTACCCCTGAAGTACTGATATTTTTTAATGCGGTTTTAATATTGTTAACCTCATTAATTAAATTTCGTATTTCAGCTATAGCTTTTGATGCGTCTAAATTAAAATCAGCCATTTTTGTCTTTTAAATATTTTTGTTTTTCATCATCTAATGATAATAAATTTAACCAAGCTTCAGCTGTACAAACTCTTACATCTAAAAAATAATTTAATCCTAAATTGTTTTGTAAATATATAGCTTGTTTTGATAAACTAATTTCTTTATTGTTTGATTTTTTTACTATTGCTTTATTATTAAGTGAAGCTTCTTTTATTTTTATTTGATTTTTTAAACCTAAACAAGCTTTAGATATTTTATCTATTTGAGGACCGTAAGGAAGGTCAACGTCAAATTCCCACCCAACTTCAACCAAAAGTAATAATAATTCTAATGATTCATTTGAAGAGTATATATTTAATATTTTACTTGTTGTATTATACTTAAGTCTTAATTCTGTTAATAAAAGCTTATTTTTAAAATCATTAACTTTTTTTATTTCAAAACCTGAATTATTTTTATCAGATATTAAAATAAATTGTTTTAATATTGTTTCGAATATTAATCTAAGTTTTTTACTATGTTTAAGTTTAGTATAAGCTTTTTTATTTTCACCAAAATAATCTTTTATTAAATATCTATAATCATCTGTTTTTAAAATTTCATAAAAAGAATATATTGGTATTGTTGAGCATGATTTATGTAATGTATATTTTTTGCTCATTAGTGAAGTTGGTTGTGGGTTACGTTGACTCTATATGTCGATTTTTCCCTTGTTTAAACTATTGATTATTTTTTGTATATGTGGTTCTATTATACCTAGTATAATAATATCTTGTTCATCTTTTGTAAAACCTAAAATACCTTCTCCGTATTTAAAAATAAGACCTTCTGTTTTATCGTCAGTAGCCCAAACTTTTAATACAAAGTCTTTTATTTCTACAAATATACTGTTGTAGAAATCACCTTTATCTCTAAGTGTAACATGTGATACTCTTTGGTTTTTTAATTTTTTTTCTTCTATTGTTGATTTAGAATATGTTGGTAATATTTGTTTACCAAATGCATCTATACCTTTTTGGTATAATCTATTTTTTATTAAACCAACTAAAAAACCTTGTTTTTCTTTTATTACTTTTGATATTTCGTCATTAAGAGATGATTCTAAGTTTTTCAAACTTATTAAATATTCATCTATTGACATATTGAGAAGTTAAAAATAATCCTCTCTATTTATATAAAGAGGATTATTTGATAAATAATTATTTGTTTTTTAAGCTATTACTTCAGCTATTGTTTCTACAGCTCTGTAAAGAACACTGTTTGAATCAGCAACATTAGAATTTGTTGCTCCATGGAAAGTATCTATTTCAATAGCATCGCCTGATGCTACAGCAGCAAATGTTCCAGTATAATTACCAGGTGTATTTTCAACAACAGCCATAGCAATAGTTGCACCATCTACTTTAAGAACAAAATCAGCTGTTTCTAAACCTTCTACAACAGTATCATTATCAGATGCTAAAACAACATCAAATGTTATTGTAGTGTCTGTGTCAGCTGGTATAGCTTCAGGTATTAATACAATACCGTTAATTTGTGGAACTTCTTGAGGAGTGAATGGTAACTCTTCAGCGTGAAGAATTTCATATTGTCTATCCCATTCAATTCTATTTAAGAATTGCATAAGAACATGCTTCATTTCAGAATCACCACCTTCAACTTGTCTTTTAGTTAATTCAGGTGTTAAATGACCACCTGTAAAAGCTCCGAAATCACCATCGCTTCTTTTTACAACCATCCAGTTTCCATCAGTATCTCCAATCCAAGCATCTTTAGATTTATAAGATTCTAATTTAGCTAATTCTCTGTAAAATTCATGACCTTCTTCAAATGCAAATCTGTACTCAGGTAAACCTTTTAAGTTTAATCTTTTTCTACCTTTTGTATTAGTAGAATAGTTATCTGTACCAGATACATCCTCAAAAGCAGAGGCGTCAATCAATGGTACAACAGTTCCTTTTTGAATTAACGGTCTTAACCAAGCATCATTAACTATTGTTTCTGCTGGAATTATATAACCTGCTGGAAATAATAATAAATGCGCTGGTGTTCCAAACAATGATAAACAACCAAGTTTACCAGTATTAACTCCTGATCCAGAACCAGTACACGCTTTTTTACTAGCTATAGTTGCTATACTCATTGTTCAATTCTTTTTTTATTAATTAAACTTTGGAAAAACTTTTCATTTTTAGTTTTGTAAGTCATTCCTGTTGTGTACTTTTTATCGGGTGTACCTCCCTTTCCTTCTTTATTAGCTTTTTTACCAGCAATAGTAAAAGGTCTTTTGACTGTTCCAGAAAATTCTTTATCTTCTTTAACTTCAATTTCTCTTAAATCTTTTTTATCAGACATATTAAAAATTTATAGGTTTAACACAATTATCAATTATTGAACCATTAAATACTATTTGCATAGCATCCCATATATCAACAGTAAAATTTTCATTATTATTATTACTATAATTAGGAAACTTAATAATATCAAATTCGTGTTTAATATTAAAAACGTTACTTTTTGTTAATACAGTTATAATGTTATTACAAAGAGGTATTAATATTTTTTTATAACTTAATTCTATTCTTTCTTCATTTAACTGTCCTTTATTTTTATTATTAACAGCTATGATAAGTTTTGTAGATTTAAGTTCTACTTTAGTTTTTTGGTGTTTTTCATTATATGGATAAACTAACCAAATTAAAGGATATGGTCTTGTTGACTCACCTTCTGTTGATTTTAAAAAAGCTAATAGTGCTTTTTCATCTCCATAAGAAAATCTTGGATTAAATGATATAGTATCACTTTCATTAAATTTCATTTCAGGAAGATAAGAAAAAACTTTCTTAAATATATCTTCAACGATTATAATTTCATGTATAACTCCCATTATATACCAAATTCAGTCATTCTTTCCCATATTTTTGGTTTAAAATTTGAATAAGTTTCTTCGTTTATTTTATTTGAATCATTTATAAATTTATATAAAGAAACAACATTATCTTCAACAAAAAAATCTACACCATAACCTTTTTCAGAATAAATTATTTTCTCACATATTTTATTACCTTGAACTAAAGTTACAAAATTATTCCAAGCATTAACTACAGCTTGTGTTGGTACTTGAGTAACAGCGTTATCAGCTTCGTTTATAGCATGTCCAATTCCTGAGCGTGTTATATATTCTTTTTTTTCATAAAAGAAATAAGTATAATCAGCTAAGAAACTTTTATCATAAATTCCACTATTACGTTTACTCTCGTATCTAATTCCTCTCCATTCAACATTTAATTGAGTACTTGGGTCAACATATTCTTTACCATTAACTAATTCGTCCCATTTCTGATCTGATAAAGGGTCGACCCATGTTTCCTCGTTCTCATCTAAATTTAAAAGCAAATCTTTAAACAGTTGTAATCCTAAACATTCTATAAGACAATCTTCTGAATACTCATTAATAAAATCTATAATATCATTACTTACTCCAGTAACAGTATCTGTTATTCCTGGTTTAGCATGAGGTATATAAATTTTACCTTTAAAATATCCGTTATCAATTATCATTATATTTAAAATTAATTAACTGCTTCTTTCTTTGGTTTATAAGTTTTTAGATTTTTAACAACTTTTGCTACTTTTAGTTTGTGAACCAAAGCATTAGCTGTTGTATGATGATAAGTTTCTTTATCACCAACTTTTTTTGAACCGTGTTTTTCAATAAATTCTAATTCAACATATTTGCCTCCTTTAGTATCTATTTTATTAACAGTTTTTTCTTTAGCTTCTTCAGCCATAATTTTTAATATATTAAAAGTTAAACGTTAATTTACGCAGCGGCTTCAATAGCAGCTTTAATAGTTGCTATATCATCATAAATAAATGCAGCTTGGTCTAAGTTTTGAACGTATTGGAAAAATCTACTTTCTCCTAACATTGTAAACTCGTTTGTGATAAATTGGTCATTAATCCAACCAATTCTAATGCTAAATGGAATATAGTTAACTACATTATATTTAGACATATCAGCTACAAATATTTTACCTGCTGGAATTTTAATCCAAGGTTTAATTGTAACACCACCAATTGTAACTGTATTGAATAAACCAGCTTGTGGGTATAATGGAAGACCGTTATCATCTTTAGCAGCAACTAAATTTAAATAAAAATCAATTGGACTAACCATTACAATATTTGCCATATAACTAGCTTCATCAACATAATTTTGTGTTGTGTAAATATCTGTAATTGCAGCATTTACAATATCCATAAAATTAACTTTACCAAGAGCTAAAGCATCAGCCATATCACCAGCAACAAAAGTTCTACCATAAACAGTAGCTCCTGTTGGAAGAGCACCTATACCAGTGCCAAAATAAACAGCATTAACTTTAAATAAATCATGTTTTTTACGTAAATACTCACGTGCAACAGATTCTAATCTTTTATAATCAGTAACAGATTCTTCTGTTAAAATTATATAAGCAGCTGCTTTTTTAGGTGTTGGGTAACGTTTTTCCCATTTGAAATCAATTTGTGGTTTTTCAGCTCCTTCAGCAACAAAAGCATAATCACCATCTTTTGGTATCATTTCAACATAAGTTACTACAGGTGTACTTGAACTTGAAGTTGTAGCATAACTTAATAAATCATTGTCATTTCTAAGATTGAAAGTACCTAGTTGAGTATTCATTACTGGTGGAACAGTTTCTTCATCTGTGCCACTTCCTGTTGTAATAGCAGCAGGTACTTTATCAACAAAAGGATTAAATACTATTTCACCACTACCAGCTTTAAAAATTTTACCAATCTCTTCTTGTTTTTCAAATAAGAAATTAGCAAATTTTTGCTCTAATGATAAAACAGCTTTAGCTTTTTGTTCAGAAATGAAATCCTCTAAAGCTTGACCTTGAATTTCAATAGCTTTTATTGCTTTTTCAAGTTCTTCTTTAGAAGCTCCTTCTTTTTGAAGAGTTTGCAATTGTGTTTGAACAGCTACAAATTTTTCTTCTAAAGCTTTTTGGATTTTAAGAATTTCTTCATCCATTAGTTTTTAGTTTTTAAATTAATAAATTATTGTTTTTAAACCTATAAAGTGCTACTGCGGCTTTATTATTTATTAATAGTGCTTTCGCGGCTATTATGAAGCAAGCCAGTTTTTAACAGCTTCTAAATATTTTTTATTACTATCTAAAGTTATATTTTTATCTTTAGTACTTAATGTTGGTGTTATAGGATTTGAACCATCAACAACTGCTGAACCTTCAATACATTTAGCTTCTAATACAGCCCAGAATATCCCAGCTTTATCAGCAACTTCATTATTAACTATCATTGGATAATATTTATCCCAATTTTCTTTTTGAACTGGATAATCTTCATCATTAATACAAGTTAATAATTTTACATACTGCATTCCAACACTATGGTTATCAACATTTCCTTTTGCATATTGTTCATGCATATAAGGGTTTCTTGATTTTTTAACTTTAGATTCAAAAACTAAAGCTTGTGTTTTACCTTCAACATCATAACCAAGTTCTTTCCAAGTATATGTTTTAACATACGCTTTTAAATCTTCTTTATCAGATATAATATGGTCAAAACTTCTTACATGTTCTTGTAAATGTTTTATTCTTTTATTTTCTAATAAAGATTTATCCCACATACCATCAATATGAACGTCCATATGACTATCCATTAATTTAGTAGTGTTTATAACTATAGTTACATTAATCTCTTCTTTGTCAAGAAGATTTTGTTCTTTATTAGTTTTAATTGTTTTATTAGATACAATAGTAAAATCAAAACCATCAGCTTTTTTCATTTCAGCTTTTTTCTCTTCTAATATATATTCTTCATTTTCAACAACATAGTTGAAAAGCTCTTTCTGAGTATCGAATTTTTTTAGTTTGAAAGGCATGATTTTATTTATTAATAGTTTCGTTATTATTTAATGATTTTCTTTTTTTATCCTCAAATTCTTTTAATTTTTCTTTTTGAGAATCATTAAGCTTGTTGTGGTGTGGGTTTTTGTTCTTCTCGTTTTCCATTTTGTAACATTTTTAAATCCAACTTAATATTTTTATCCATACCAACCATATCTAAAGCTATATCCATTGGAACTCCAGTATTTAATAAATCAGTTAAAGCTAAAGCTCTTTTTTGAACACCTTCATATCTTTCAATTAATATGAATTGCATAATAGGCATATGCTCATAAGAACCAATTAACTTAAATTTAGATTCTATTGGTATTTTACTTAATGTTGCAACTAAACTATTTAAAGAAGCCTGCATCTCATTTTGTAAATAAGATACCATTGATTCTTTAAAATTACTATATGTTGTTTTTTTAGCTTCTAATGATAATATATCTTTAGGTATATGTAAAGCTGTATAAATTAAATTTCCATCTACTTTAACACTTTCATCTAATCCTAAATCACGTAATGCAATATGTAATGATTTCCAAGTTAAATTAGCTTTAGTTACAATACCTCTTTTTCTATTAAAACCTAAACCATAATTATTTTGTACTAAACTTTCTAATTTAGCTTTTTCTTCTGGTTCTAATGGAAAACCTTCTTTACTACCAGTAATTAATTCTTTACCGTTAGTTTTTAATATTATATTTTTTGCTAATAAACTGTCGTGAGTATTTGTTAAAGTTTGTTTTAAACCATCTAATCTACTTTTTACTTTAAATGGGTTTCTATGAACACAATTTGGTAAATCATATAAAAATAATAAATCTTTTATTTTTATATCTAAATTTTCACCATACCTGTCGTACTTAATATATTTATTTAAAAGTTTATCGTTTAATAATTTAAAATTAGTTTGATTAATTTCTTCTGGCCATTCTATTAATGTATAATCTAAAATATACATTTGTTTTGGCTCATCAAAACCAATTATTCTTTTCATGTAAACAACAGCAACTCCTTGTGCCATTTGAATAAACATTAATGTTTCAAGAAAATCAGGTTGTGTTTGATAATGATTTGGATTTCTTAATAATTTTAAAATCCAATGTTCATCCTCTATTTTATCGTTACTTATTCTTTTAACTGAAAATTCTGCTTGCGAAAATATTTTGGAAACAAAAAGTAACGCTGGCGTAAGAATTGGATGATCTTGTGCTATTGATAAATTAGAACCACTTAGTCCGTATTCTTTAACACTTGTAACATCATAAAAATTCTCACCTTCAACGTTCCTCGTCCATGTTGGCCAGATTATTCTAGGTAAACTTACAGTCATAAAACAAATATAGTAATTTTGTACGACACGCAAAAACATTTTTGCAACATTTTTTAAAAAATTTTTATATTGCTTATTTTATAGTTTTATGTTTAAATACTTTATTAAATAATTAATAATATATCTAATTGCATCCATATAATGATCGTCAACTTTAACGGGTTCGTCTGTAGATTTTTGATACCTGTCAACATGCCATGAATATGTAGTATATTCTTTTTCAATATCTTTATCATAAACATAAACTATATTTACGCCTTGAACATTTGTTATACCTGAACCAACAGAACCACTACCTTTTATAGCACCTACAATTAAGTGTCCAGCTTCTAATAATGTATCTATATAAGATTCTTTAGCTGAATCACCTACTATTATACTTTTACCTTTTATTATTTGTGGTATATTAACATCTACAACAGTAGGTAAAGATTCTTTTATATTAGTAAGCGGTTTATAAAATCTAGGGCATATATAAAATGTTCCATCACCATCATATTTAACTTCAACACAAGCTGTTGGATTTGATGTACCAAAATCTAAACCAAAATAACTTTTATAATCTAAATTATTAAAATTTTCTAATGATATACGTTTCCAACCGTTATATATTCTATTTGGTTTTTCAGCTCCTAAACCTAAACCATAAACTAACCAATGATATGGACTAGCTGTACCTCTTTTTACATTTAATTTATGTGGTGGTGGTTGATTTGTATTAGATATAATTTTACCTTTATAATGAACTTCTGAATTAACAATCTCATAACTTCCAGTTTCCCAAGGTTCATATGATTTTAGTTGTTTAACTATATTTTCAGGACAAAAAGCATTGTGTGTAAAATTAGAATGTATAAATACAGTATCCGGGTCTTCTCTGTATTGTTCTAACCAAAAATCTTTACTTGGATTATAATCTGTTATAACTCTATCAGAAGTTCTTTGAGTTATTTGTAGATATACTTCTTTAGAAAATTCAGTAACCTCATTAAAATAAGATATATCTTGAGCTCCACCTAAAACTTTACCAATACTATCAGCTCCTTCAAATATTATCTTAGAACCGTTTGGCATATATGTAAAAGAACCATTCTGTTTATTTTCTTTAAATTTTAAAAAAAGTTTCTCATCAAACATGATTATCTTTTTAAAATCTTCAAGAACAGTTGCTCTACATGTTACTTTAGTATCTCTCCATACACTTATTTTAATTCTTTTTCTTGAAATCATTTCAAGCATTAGTATTTGAAGTATTGAAAAAGTCTTACTAGACCTTGACCCGCCCATACTAACTATTTGTCTGTATTTAAACTTATTATATTTTTTTAGAAAATATACGTATACAGTTCTTGCAAATGTTTCAGTTGTTTGTAGTAACATTTAAAATATTAAAAATATAAATTTAATTGTTTGTATTAAACCTATTAAACTAAATACAACCCATATTAAAAACCATAAAAAACTTGGTTTTCTAATATCTAATATAAAATTATTATATCTAGCAAATAAACTTTGTTTTTTCTTTTCTGTGTATATAAAATAAGCTAATTGCTTTTTTCTTTCTTCAACATCTAAACCACTTATTTCTTTAATTTTATTTTCAAATTTTTTTTGAAGATTATATATTTCTTTTTCTTCAACATCTAAATATTTTTGTAAATTATTATTTTCTATCTTCTTCATCGTTAGTTAATATTATACCATTACTTTTTAAAAAACTTAATGAACTAATTGTTCCAAATACTAAACATATAATAAATGTTAATATAGCTATTATTATAAACTGAAATAAAAATCTAAAAGCATTTACTATTCTCATAATTCATTATTAATTATTGGAATAACAATTGTTTTAAATTCTTCTATATTTCTAACTATATAATATTTAAAACTTTGTTTTTCAATTATTTTTTGCCATTTAATTTGAACTTCAGATTGAAAGCCAATAATCGTTTTCATTTCAATACAATAAGTATTTCCATTTATCATTAACAACATATCACTTACACCTGGAATTAAACCTGTTTCTTTAAAAAGTTTACCTTCTATAGCTGAACGTGCTCCTCCATTTGGTACAGCAAATAAACAACCTCTATATTGTGGATATGTATTATGAAACCACATATAACACTGTTGTTGTAATGCATTTTCTGATTGAAAATTTTTATTCATATTTTTTTTAATATTTTTAATGTGTAAATAATCTTCACATTTATTAGATATATTTATTTTTTCATTGCTACACATCTTCATTATTATTTTGTAAGTTAGTTATATCTAAAATTTCTTTTTCCCCTGTTTCAGGATTCATTATTATTGTTTGTATATTTATTATAGTATCTGGTTTATCAACTTCTCCTTCAGATGCTCTTACTAACTTAGGTTTAAAATGTTCTAGTAATTTTAAATAATTTCTAACAAAATCTTTATCAGGCATTTCCGATATAACTCTCATAAATCTTTCAGTTAAACCGTTTTCCATTAAACCTTTTAACTTATCCCATTGTGTTTCTCCTTTTTCTAATCTTCTTTGAATTTCAATTAATAATTCTTGTTTATTATTTAATATTATAACTTCATTTTGTTGCGAAGCTACTTCATTAGAAATTGAATCCATAATAGACTCATGAAAAACATCTTTTTTTTCATTGTCCTCGCTCATTTCTTTCCTTTATTAGTTTATCTGTTAAATCAGAATATCTAACCATAAAATCTTGAACTGTTTCACTCATCTCAACTTTATTTTTAATTGTTGAAATTTTAAACCTTTCTTTTATATCTTCGTCTATTGACAGTGTTATATTTACTTTACTCATTTTTATAGATGCTTACATACATATACAAATATAAAAACAATTTTTGACATAAAAAAACGAAAACAATATTTTTTTACAACAGAAAATCCCTACTAAACCAGCGTTTCCCATACGGCAGTCACGTTTCCCAAAAGCGCGGTAAAGGTTAGGTTAATAGATTATATTTTAAATGATTATTATAATTATTTATTGTTTACAACA